GTGCTACTACTGTAGCCTCCCAGAATAAATACCCTACCCCAGTATGCGGGGTCGCCTCTTGGTTGCGCCGTAGCGATTGTGGCAGTCAAGGCAGAGAACGCGCAGGTTGCCCGCGCTGTTGTCGCCCCCCAGTGACATCGGAATGATGTGGTCTACGGTCAGGCGTGCCTGGCTGGTACCGCAGAGTTCGCACCACGGTCGGGCCGCACGGATCTTGCTGCTAAGCCGCTGCCACGCAGCGTCGTAGCCACGCGATTGTCGGCTGGCTCGCCCAGGGGCGTCATACTTGGGGAGGGTATGTGCCTCGCAGCGGGTAGCCGTAGTGGGTACGCCGCAGGTGATGCAGGGCTTGAGCACGGGATCAACCTCCGTCAAGGCGACCTCACGGTGCCGTGCCGCCGACTAGCATCAGGTGCTAGCGCCTAACCGCGTGAACTGTGCACCGTCCCGCGATGTATCAATGGCGAGCCGATAGAAGGCTCGCTGGCAGGTTGTATTTCAGGGCGACTCCACCTGCCGAGTCATAATGCCCAGCGCGTGCGTCCCGCTGCGGTCGCGCCTTGTGCGCGACTATACACCATAGGTTGCGTTCTATTTACCGAATCTGTGCCATCTCTTGTGTTAGAGGATTGGCAAATCAAGATGCGGCGCAAGAATCTCGGCGATCGAGTCAGTTGCGCGCTCGTAGGCATCCTCGTAGACCCCAGCCCAGGGTGCCCACGCAGCCGATCCGAGGACAGGCTCAAGGCGATCTACGGCCTGATCCAGTCGGCATAGGTGCAGGTGAATCAACTCGTGCACGATCGTTAGGCGCTGCTCCTCGGGCTTCTGCGCCCAGAACAGGTTGCCGACGCGCAGGTTCGCGGTCTGTGCCTGATCGTTTGGCTCAATGTCGGCATAGCGATCCTCGGGTGCCACATCGTTCAGGATTGTCACGCGCCAGTTGGCAAGGTTCAGGACAGGCAGACAGGCAGCCACATAGGTCTCAAGCGCGGCGTAGCGGTCAGGCTTGGTCGGATGCTTGGGCATTGGTCACCTCAGCGTTCAGTTGACTATCGGACTTGCCGCGCACGATAGCACGCGGAGTCTCGGTGTATCGCTCGTGCAGGAGCCTGAGCGTGCGTTCAGCCGCCTCAAGCCAGATCTCGCGGTGCAGCATCAGCGGATACTTCCGCATCAGCCACTCCTGCGAGGCCGTCAGGTTGCCGCGTGTGGCGATCAGGGCGACCCCAATCTCGTGCGGCTTTGGCTCTCCCTGCTTGGCGCGGCAGCGTTTCAGGGTATGGAGGGCTGAGTGCATCGGGTATTTGTAGCGCTGGATGGTCACGCGAAGCAGGGTGGCCTGCTCCGCAGCCGTGCCGTCGTGCACCTTACGCTCCTCGGTCTCTGCGAAGGTCGCGTGTGCGGCGTGGTCAAGATAGGTGGCAAAGTCGCCAGTCCAGGCTGGCACGCCGCCGTCGTCCATAAGGTTGTGCCGATGGATGACGAGGGGCAGGCTGTCTTGGTGCTCGTTGAACCAGACGAGCAGGCTATCTAGGCGCATCATCGTGCGCCTTTCCACAGGTTGTCTGAGCCGCAGAACGCCCGCCACGCAAAGCCGTTGACCTCCTTGAGTCCTGCGTCAATCGCCACGAGCATCCCGCAGCGACGACATTCAGCAACGAGGTCGAGCGGGTTGCCGTCCACATCAAGCATCTCTGGGTTGCCGACCCATTCGCCCATTGTGTGCCCGTGCAACTTCTCGGAAACGGCCAGCACGCTTGCCTGTGCGATTTCCGTCCAGGTTGCATCTGCGCTGACATTGAGATGCAGTGCCTGGGGTTGCGCCATCTCAACTTCCTCAGGCGCGATAATGGTGTGCAGCCCACGGGCCTGGACAATGCGCCAACCGCTTTCGGGGATCTCGCCAAACAGGTTGATGATCCGCTCCTCCACATACTCAGGCACGCGCCGCTCCTCCTGGATGTAGGCGTACAGCGTGCGCTTGCTAATACCCAGGGCCCGCGCCATTTGCGGGATCGCCACAGGGTCAAGGCGTGTGTAATGCGTGGCGAGGATGCTCCTTAGGTGCGCGCCATTAATGCTGCGAACTTGGATCACGAACGCCTCCCTCTCCTGCTATGGCAGGACTGTGACTCTGACTTTCTGCACTCCATTCCCGAGCGGTACCCCGAGCGCGACGAACGCGGCGGGCGATAGGTCTACCAGTTTCTCGTTGTTCTTCTGCCCTCGGCATTGGCACCAATCCACCACCCACGCCACGATTGCCCTGCCGTTTTTCAGGTTCTCCACGATAATGCGGTACGGCTTCTTGCCCCAGCGGAAGTCCTTGATCTTACGGAGGGCTGGCCCCGCCGCTGCGTAGAACTGATATCCCTCACGCACATACCAAGTTGACTGCCCGTCGCGCTCAGCGTCAAAGAAAGTTGCCTTGCCCTTCACGGATAAGACGAGCGGATCGGCGGTCGCCGTAGGCTCTGGCTTGAATGAATCCCGCAACGGTGCCTCGGGCGCGCTCGGGAAGGCAAAGATGATCGCAGCGGTGATCAGCGCCGTGAGCATCCATAGCCAGGCCGCGCGCCTCACTTGCGGCGAGTCTCAATCTTGCGCTTCACCACGGCCTGCTCGATCGCGGGTTGATCCTTGCCAAACCACTGCACAAAGTCGTCCAGGTCTAGCACGATCATCGTCCTCCGCCTGCCGCCAGCCCCTGGCGAGTCGCCAACCACAAGGGCTGCCAACTGATCGCCTTTGACGGGAATGCTGCGAAGCCAGCCATCTAACCGCTCTGGATAAGATTTACCCACTTTACATTGAACCGCGATCCACTCGTTGGCGACATCTTGCTTCCCGCCAAACTGTCCGACGCGAGCCGCGCCCAGGCGCTTTGCCACCTCGCGTTCAAAGGCATTGCCCCTTGCCCTGGCAGTGCGTCCGCGCCGTGACTTCACGGCATTCTGCTCTTGGACATCGAGGTCGCTGTGGTAACTCATTTCCAGCACCCGCGGTGGGCCCACGAGTACCATTTACGGTCAACGGCGTAATCCAAGCGCTGTACGCGCAGCGCCTGTTTGCCGTCCGCAATCATCCCCGAGCAGATGAAGCAGGGTGCCGTAGTCCAGGATGCGCCACTGCCCTTAGTTGCCGCAGTCTTCGCAGGTGCCTTCTTCGCCGCCATTGTGATGCCCTCCTTCCAGCATTGCGCTGAGCCGATGGATCATACCCATCACGGCATCTTCCTGCGTATCTGCTTCGCAGGCGATTTCGCTGCCGTCGCGGTCAGCGATCACGACCACCCAGGTCTCGTGCTCCGTCTTTAGGATCTGCTTGTATTCGTAGCCGCACATCGCGGCCCACTGCACCAAGTCTGTGAATGCCATCACATCCCCCTTATGCGGTAGCCGCGGGCTACCCGCTCCTTCTTCTCGATCTTACCCGTTCGGGCAAGATCTTCCAACGCGCGTTGCGCGGTGCCGTGCCCTACGCCCAAGATCTCGGCGATTTCCCTGACCGTTGGGGCAAAGCCGTGCTCTGCCACGAATGCTCTGATCGCCAGAATCAACATCTCCTCCTTGCTTGTCATCGGCTTCCTCCTCGCCGAATGATGTCGCCCACGCTCATCAACTGGTTATTAGAATAAGACTCTTTTCTGTTCTGTTCTACTCTACTCTTCTCTGGGGCGTTCTGATTCCGTTCTGATTCCGTTCCGTGCGCGTTCCGATAGCGTTCCTTTCTGGCTGCCGCCGTAGGGTCAGCCTGGTGCTTTCCCCAGTTTGTCACAGCGATCGAGCCGTCGTCGGCCCGCGTGAGCAGCCCCAGAGCCACTAGGCGCTTGAGGTGCCTGACATCGGCAACCCCGCCCACGCAGGCCCTAAAGTGCGCCTCGTTCTGAAAGCGCCCCTTCGGGGTCTGGTGGTACGCCTCAAACAGGGCAGCGTCCCAGAGGACATACGCCTCCGCGCCCTTCGCCTCGCCGAGCAGTTGAACGATCTTGGGGTCTTTCAGCGTACCCGTATCCTTCTTGATCCAAGCCATTACTCCTCCTCCCAGGGCCGCCCAGCCACCCCGAAATGCCCATATGCCGCTGTCTCGCGGTAAATCGGGCGGCGTAGCCCAAAGCGCTCGATCATTGCCGCTGGCCTGAAGTCCCAGCCACCCCGCACCAATGCGGTGGCAGCAGCCTCGTCTCCCGTCCCGAAGGTGTCCACCGTGACCATCACGGGCTCAGCCACCCCGATTGCATAGGCGACCGCAACCTCAGCGCGCTTTGCCAGCCCATTCCGCACGATAGCCTTTGCCGCGTGCCGAGCCGTATATGCGCCTGAACGGTCTACCTTCGTAGCATCCTTGCCGCTGAAGGCCCCGCCACCGTGCCTACCCTCGCCACCGTAGGTGTCCACGATGATCTTGCGGCCCGTCAGCCCAGCATCCGCCTCTGGCCCGCCCTGGACGAACCGCCCAGTGGGGTTGATGAGGATCGCCACATTCGGCGCGAGCGTGCCCGCAAGCGCTGTGCGGACGAACCGCTCAAGGTCCTCGCGTAGCGTCCCGATCGAGTATGCGGCGTCGTGTTGCGACGAAAGGATGACCGTGGAGATCAACCCGTGATCGCCAACCGTGACCTGTGCCTTGCCGTCTGGCCCAAGCCCGCTCAGCGCATCGGCCTTACGAATCTCCGCCAACCGCCTGGTGAGGCTATGCGCCGCCGTGATCGGGAGAGGCATCAAGTTTGGGCATTCGTCGCTGGCATAGCCATAAACGATGCCCTGATCCCCCGCCCCAATCGCATCGGGCCGAATAACCCCCATTGCGATGTCGGGCGACTGTTGCTTGATTGCGACCCTAATGTCGAGCGCCTCTAGATTCTTGTGCCCGATCTGAAGCAGCATCGCCCTGGCCACGCCAGCGTGATCCACCTCCGCGTCCGAGGACGCCTCGCCAAAGATCCAAATCTCACTGCCGCTCGCCGCCACCTCGCACGCCACCCTTGCCATCGGGTCTTGCTGAAGATAGGCGTCTAGGATCGCATCGCTGATCTGATCGCAGATCTTGTCAGGATGTCCTTCTGTGACTGATTCCGCCGTTCGCATTGGTACCTCCTAGAATGGGAGTGCCTCGAGGTCGTCCTCGGGCACGAGTTTGGTTGCGGCTGGCTCCGCCTTCTGCGAGGCGATCCACTTGATGCTCGGCTTCTCTTTGCACCACGATCCATCAGGCGCCTTGTGCGAGGCCGCCCAGAATGGGTTATAGGGCTTGCCGCTGGCCTTGCTAATGCCGCCTGGCTTCAGGCTCCAGGCTTCGCCGTGGCTGCACGCGCCGTCGGCGGCGTTCTCGGCGAAGATCATCGCAGCCTTTGCCGCGATCAGGTCGTCGTCGGTGAAACCCCTCAAAGGCGCTGGCTTGGCAGTTTGCGGGCCCGTGACGGGCGCTGCCGCCCTAAGTGGGGCCTGGGCACCCTTCTCTGGGCTGTAGAGGCTCCTGCCCACCCCGATCTGCGCGGCGCACCTGCGGAGCGCATCCGAGGCCGCGCTCTTGAGCGGCTCGTCATCCTGGGCGCTGTTCGGATATCCGAAGTCCTCCCGAATACTGGTCTTGCCGTCGACCACAATCGCTAGGCTGCCGTGAACCACCGACCGAGCGGGATCGGCGACCTTCACCTCAAACTGCCAGCCCGCAAGCCCAAGCACATCGTCTAGACGCTGGGCTACGGCCCTTGCGTCTGCGTAGGTGAAGACCAGCCCCGCCCGCCCTGGGCGCTGCTTCAGGTCCTTTGCGTCAAATGGCGCCGCGAGCGCCGTAGCAATTTCCTTACTCATTTTCGCCTCCTTTTAGTGCCTCAATGGATTCCAACGCGTGGTACTCAATGTTCAGGCTTACAAAGCCCGCCTCCTGTCCGTTTGGCAAATGTCCCCCTTTCTCTACAACGAATGCTTTATCACTGAAGCGGTCGTAGGGGATGCACCCCATCACCCACCCCGCCTCGTATTTCTCTAGCGTCGGCGCCGACGCCTTGTCGTACCCAGGCGCAAACTTGAGCGAGACAAAGGCAATCCAGTCGGGCCGCTGCCAAGCCTGGTTATAGGCGTAGGCGCTGCCCTCGTAGTCTGGCCTCGGCTCGACCGAGCGCTCTTTTGTCTTGACCTCAAGACGGCCCGCAGGTACGCGGTAGTCGTGAGTGATCACGGCATCCGTGCCAAAGGCCACCCCGTACTCTTCCATCGCCCGTTCAAAGACCGCCTGGCCAATAGCGCCGCACCATACGGCGCGGTCACCCTTGCCGCTGATGCTGCGATCCTGCGTTCCAGGCGGCAAGATGTTCTCCGCCCGCCTGATTTGCTCAGCGCGGTGAAGGATCAGGCTGTCAATCTCCACGCGGATCACTCGCCGTCCTCAACCCTCTTGAACCTGAAGACCCGTGCCCCAGGCTTTTCTACGGTGTGCGTCTTGATCGCCGCCTCGTAGGTGTCTGGCGCGACCGCCTTTGCGACCTCTGCCACCGCCTCCCAGTCCGTCTTGACCGATGCCTTGTTCGCCTTCCAGGTCGCTTGCCAGCCGCTGCCGTAAACGCCCGCCTTCTCTCCGATCGCCTCTTTGATTGAGATAGCCAGATTCGCCAACTCCTCATCGAGCAAGCGTGATTCGTATTGGCGCTCCGCGTATAGAGCGGCGACCCGTTCAATACCTTCCGTTGCCGTCGCGAACTCGTCGCTGGCCTGCGGCTTTACGGATGCCAACGCATCCGAGTCCGCGCCCTGCAAGGCGGGCGGCGTGCCGTTGATAACCGCGTCGCGGAAATCTATGGCTTTCTGATAGAGGCGCGTCTGGTACTCAATGTCCTCGTCTACGCGCTGGATGCGAAACACCAGGCCCCCAAGCAGGGCCGCCACATCCACCCAGGGCGCGCCTGTCACGAACATTTGCCATTGAACCTGGGCCTCGACCTCAGGCGGGATTGGATACATATTCCAGCGAGGCGACGCGCTCGTCTTGATCTCGACAAGGCCGTCCTCGCCTACCACCGTCCGATCCAGGCTTGCCATTGCCCAGGGAATCTCTTTGATTCTCACGATGCCGTTGCTGCGACGCAACTCGCGGGCAGTCTCCATCTCGTAGAACTCTGCCACCGTGTTCTCCAACAGGATGCCGCGCACCGCCGCTGCGCCAGGAGCGTCGGGCGTGTATTCGCCACGCTTCTCGGCCCAGAGTTGGTAAGGCGTCTTGTACGGTGACAGCCCTGAAATTACCGCCGCATCCGTGGCCGTGATGCCGTCCTTGCGAAGCGCAAACCACTCGGGCGAGCGCTGCTCGGCTTTAACGAATTCAAACCTCTTACTCATTTCCCCTCCTTCTTGCGATCTTTCTTGGCGAAGCCGTCGCCGTTGTAGACGACCGCTGGCGCCGTATAGATCATCCGCATCCAGCGCCCGCACTTGGCGCATCGCGGCGTATAGATTTGCTGAATGGAGTGCGTATGCTCCTCGCGGGCACCGCACTCGCCACAGCGATATTCGTAGGTCGGCATTAGCCGAGCACCGCGAATAGAAACACAACGAACGCAAAGCCCCAGATGCCGATGGCGAGATCCATCAAGCCCTGTGCGCGCCTGCGCTCGTCCGCAAGGATGTCGGTCTTGATTGCCACTCGCTTGTAGACCAGTGGCTGCGTCTTTCGGTTCAACTTCATCGCATTGACCCCAGGGCTAGGAGTAGCACCAGGGCTACCAGGCCCATCAGAACCGTTGCGACCTCCTGAAGCGTGCGGATCATCGCTTGCCCTCCTTCTTTGCCTTGCGGCTCTTAGCAGGCTTGGTCTCTTCCGATAGGAAGGCACCAAGTTCCTGCATCGTCTCGTCGAGCAGTCGCTGCTCCAGCGCCAACTCAATCTGCGCGGCCGTCCGCTTGTCGGTGCCAATCACTTTGATGAACCCTCTGTCCTTTTTCACGCTCGTGCCTCCTCAAGTGATTCCATTGCTTGCATCACGCTGCACCCGTGGCAGACATACTTCTTGCGCTTCAACGATCCGCTTGGCAGATCGCGTCGGCTTCTGCGACTGAGTGCTGGCGGGTAGATCGAGTCTGAAAGTCTGATGCGACAATCAGCGCAGAACACTTGGCTCTTTGTTGCCTTCTTCATTTCATCCCCCTAGAACTTCGGGAGGGCTGTCTACCCTCCTCGTGGGTTAAGGGTACGCCCGTACCCCCCAGGCTGTCAACCCCCTCCCTGGGGCGGGAGGGGCTACGGGGCGGGTCAATCCCCGTCGAGGGTAGTGACTACCCCCCTGGGCTGAGTGACTACCCCCCTGGGCTGAGTGACTACCCCCCTGGGCTGAGTGACTACCCCCGAGGGGGTAGTCAGTGCCCCCTCGGGGGTAGTCACTCACTAAAGGTAGGGTTGAAGGCCAGTATCTTGCCCTCTAGGGGCCCAATTCGGCCCAAATCAGGGGCAGTTTGGGGGTAGTGACTACCCCTCCGAGGGTAGTGACATCCCCTCCGAGGGTAGTGACATCCCCTCCGAGGGTAGTGACATCCCCCTGGGGGTAGTGACTACCCCCATAATCGCGAAAATGGCGATTATTGAGATTATCGGCATTAAGTAGCCCCGTAAAGTGAGTCACTACCCTGGCCGAGATTGGCGGGCTGGAGGAAGTCAGGCAGCGGGAGGCTCGCGCCCAGCCACCTCCAGCCCTAGACCCCTGCCCGAAGGCAGAGGCGTAGTTATTGGGGGAGTTGATCGTCTAGAACGAGATCAATGAGGACGCCCAGGCACCCCGAGCAGATCTTGTGCTCAGTCATCACCTGATCGCCTGTGCGTAAGTCTAGGCCGAGGATGACCCCGCCAAACCCATAGACCTTGTGGGCTGCTTCCTGGCAGACATCGCAGGTCTCAGGGTCGCGGCGCTTTGCCACCGTTACCATCGAGCCGCACCAGATACTCCGCTGTTGGCCCATCCTTGCCAAAGAAGATCGCCCACTGCGCTGGCGTGCCAGACGCTGCGAGCCACTCCTGGGCGTAGCGGTTGCTTGACTCGATGCTTGCATTGCCCCATACGGTATGCGCTCCATCGCTCAACACGAGTCGGGCTGGCGTGTGCCAGTGCCCATAGAACAGGAAGTCAAAGGGCTGGACGCTTAGATTCCAACCCTGTGATCGTTTCGCGATGGCGTAGTACGGCAAGCCGAACGCTCCGCCCCTGAACTGATCGCCGTGGACGAGCATCGCCGTCTTGCCGTTAGGCATTTCCAGCGTGTCGTACCAGTGACGACCGCCCATCGTAAGCGATTCTTTCCAGCCGATGCGCTTCTCGTCTTTCACCAGGTCGCGTGCTACGCGATACAGGATCGCGTCGGCGTTTGATTCGTTGCTGTGGTCTCCGTAGCGTCCCAGCCTCCCGTGATTGCCGATGGCCCCACGGACAGTGACCTTTGGCGCGAGGGCTGCCATCGCACGCACGAACTGCGCGAGCATTGCAGCGCCCTCAAAGATCTGAACATACAGGCCGCCCTGCTCAACCTCGTAGGCCTGGCTCGGGAAGATGTTGCCGTCGGACTCCACGAAGTCGCCCAGAAGCGCGCATTGGATTTCGTTGACGGGAACGCCGTGCAACTCGATAAGCCGCGCGACTTTCTTGGCGAGCAAGTCAATGCGCTGCTTCGCCACCTCGATGCCGTAAGTCTCGGACTGTTTCCCCAACTGCCAGTCACCGAGCAGGATCGTCAGTGTTTCTGGCGATCCTTTCTTGCCTGATGGCCTGGGCGCTGGCACGGGAGCAATCTTCATCCCCAGCGCCGCATCCTTTGCCGCGCGATAGACCGCCTCAGTCAGTTCGGACTGATCTGCCTCTCGTCTAGATAGGCTGCGGAGCGCTCGATTGTGAGCCGCGCGCAACTCTTCATATGCCTGCGTCTCCGCCAGGGCTTTATCTAGATCGCTCATCGTGGGCACTTACAATAGCCGCGCATATGGCGGGCTAGTGTCTCCTGAGCGATCTCTATGCGGTAGGCGTTTCTGATTGCCTCGGCGAGGATGCGCCTGTTGCGAGTCTGATCTGCAAGCGCTGCCACCAGCGCTTTTCGCTCTTCTTTATCCACCGAGGCGAGAAGCCCAGCGACTGAACACTGCGGCCCCTTCTTCGTTGGCGTCGCTGCTTCAAGAGCAGCCTCGAGTTTAGACACGGTGATTGCCTCCTTCCACAAGCGGCTTGTGCCGCAATCACGAGCATATCTGTCTACCTATGCCAAGTGTGTGGCACTACTTCTTGGGCTTTGTCTTGAGCCCGTAGCGGTCATTGGACGGATCTAGGTAGGTCTGCAAAACCTGAAGTCCAGCCGCGAGGGAGGCGCTGATGATCGTGCGGAAGTCGCCGCCTGAAATATCCATCAAGGGGATGCCCAGGCCGAGGCTGACGGCGATTGCCGTGCTCAAGCCCGTGCGTAGAAAGTCAACGATGGCCTCGTCAACTGAGGTGGTATCTAGGAATGCCTTGAATTTACTCACGCTTTCTCCTTCTTCGTCACGATGACGATGTGTGATGCGGGCGAGCCTGGCTTGCCCGATGCAATGGCCTTGAGGTCAGCCTCCGTGATCGGCACGGCAAACTGCTCCTTTGGATTCTTGTCGTCAAAGGTAGGATCGGCGAACTGAAAGGTCTTGGCGTCGGCATCGTAGGATGCGCTCGTCATATGCCCGTAGCCTGCGGCGATCACCTTTGGATCTTTCTTTTGCCAATAGGATGCCCAGTTGCGGTGCCACTTTGAGAGCGCCTGGGCTGGGTACCCGCTGGGCGCTTGCACCCACACGATGAGGGCCGCGCCCGCTTTAGCCGCCTCAACCGCCTCGGCGAAGGTGTCGGCTGGCTTTGCCTTGCCGCCCAGTTCACGCACTGTTTTCATTAGTTCAGGGAGGCTGGAGCCGTTGTCGCTGACGCCCTGCTTTTCAGTGAATCCTGTAGCACGGGCCTTTGCCGCGACGCCATCGGATGCCTGGAGGTCAGGGTTATAGCCGTTGACATAGGCGACCGCCGCAGCCGCGCTCGATGGGCCGCAGTCGTCCAGGATGGCCCCAACCTTTTTCTGCGCCTCGGCGTCAGAGTAGAGTTGCGACTTGATCCGCATCTTCACGATGGGTTCTCCTGCTTCACGATCACCGCGACGGCACGCGCCGCGTTCTCAAAACCAAGCGCGGCGCTGACGGGATGTCCCGCCGTGCAGCCTTCACTGTAATCAGTGCCATCCTCGCCACGCTTCCATAGCGTGCCGCCAAAGGCGCTGTTGTCGTCATTCGGAACAAGAGCGACCCACTCGCCTGGTGCGGTATCAACCCGCGTCCATCCCTGCTCGTGAATGTCCTCAATGTGATCTTCGCTTCGTGCCATTTATTCCCTCCAGCGTAGTGGCCCCGTGCCGATCCACACGATCGTCAACAGGATAAATAGTGCAGCCATCGTGCTCTGGGTCTGGCCCTCTGGGAGCACTACGACAGCGAACAAGAGGCCGAGGATCGTCCAGGCCCCGCCGATGAGATCGAGGATAATATTCTTGAACATTATTGACGGCCCTTTCTGCTACGCGCAGCCTTCATATCGCCGCCTCCGCCACCGCCACCTCCGCCGCTTGTGCCGCCTGTCGTGCGTGCGGCATTTGCTGCCGCCGCTGCAACGCTGGCGATTTGGCTGGAGACAACGGCAACCGCCATTGGTTGCGCCTCTTCTTTCTCGGTTGCGTCTAAGTCTTTCCCGATCTCGCCGATTGCAGCGATGTCGCCGAGCGCATCGGCGACGGCTTCCACGGCTGCGCCTGCAACCTCGGCGACCGCTTCAGCGGCCTCGCCTAGATCTGGCAGATCGGGCTGTGTTGGCTCAGGATCAGGAATGCTAGTGGGATCAGGAGATACCACAGGAGATTCCGACGGCTCTTCGGATGGAGCGGGCGTCGGCTCGGGTGAGGCAGTCTCGTCTGGTGGCGTTGGATCAGGTGTTGGCTCATTGGTTGGCTCCTCGCTTGGCTCTGGCGTCGGCTCTGGGGTCGGCTCTGGCGTTGGCTCAGGCGACGGCTCAGGCGACGGCTCAGGTGTTGGCTGCGGGGTTGGCTCTGGGGTAGGCGTAGGTGGCTCTGTAGGCGACGGAGACGGCTCTACGCTCGGTTCTGGGGTTGGGGTTGGCTCAGGCGTTGGGGAGGGCGTAGGCGCGGGCGTAGGGCTGCCTGAGGCGATGTTGAGGTAGCCGATGCCGCAGCACGAGTCAGTTGAGAGGATGCGGAAGCCGAACAGGTCGCCCGCCGCCAGCACGACCTCAAGGTAGCCGCTCGCCTGCTGCACGCCGCCTTCGGCGAGGCTGATCCATTGTCCAGCCAGCGTGTATTGCGGCTTGTCGTAGTGCGCGCCATCCGTCGTCCAGTATGTCCAAAGGAAACCTACGGTCTCTGACTCCGTGATCGTTGTCGTCGCGCTCGTGGATGCGTCCCACCGTGGTTGCTCTGGCAGCGGGTTATTCGCCCCGATGATGGTCAGCGATCCGTCCTCGTTGAGCGTGACCGTGCCGTTGGAGTCAGTCGCCTGATCCCATTCGTCAAATGAGTCAAGCGCGTAGACCTGCGCGAACGGCAAGAAAACCGCCGCCGCCGCCACGAGAGCGACAAGACGGCGGTTCACTTATTAGATAGCCACGCGGTCAAGCCTCCCAGCCCGCTGATTCCAAGCAGCGCGATGACGAACTTCGCCAATCGGTAGGCTCCTCGGGTCTCTGCCATCTCAACGCGCACGCAGGCAAGATCGGATTCAATCCGATCAAGCCGCTCTAGGATCGCGTCAACTTGGCTCTTGGTCATTCAGGATCAGCGGGAGTTTCAGGATAGTTTTCTGCCGTTTTGACAGGGGTGCTAATCGTTTCGTCAACCACAGGAGCAACCCACCCTGCGCGAGCCACAAGAGCGGTGCCGCTCCAGCGGTACTTCGCCGACGAATACTTATAGAAGTCAGATGGAATATTGGCTGGGGCGATCTCAATCGCGTCGGGAAGTTCTGCTCCCCACGATACGATCTCGCCACTCTCGTCAGGGCGAATGAATAGTTTGTCTGCCATATTCTCTCCTTACGCCATTGTTATGGTTTGTGCAATAACCTTAGCCGTTCCGCCATAGGTCATATACTTCGCTGTCTCAGTTGCTGGGTTGAAGTTGAAACGATAACCACCGCTTTCAATTGAGTTTGAGTCCATCGCAATGTTCATCTTGAACGACACCGTTCCAGGAACAATGTGATACCCCTCAGGGAAGAATCCATTCTGCTCTGTAGTGGTTCCACCAAAACCAACCTCGTATCCGTTCTGTGCGTCAAACGACAGGATGTTCCACGGGCCTACGGGCGAATAAAGGTCTGCTGTAATCTGCCTAAAGGCGTTGCTGGCTGTACCAGCGACTGTGACGCTTGCAATCCCTGAAATCTTTTGCGAATAAACTGTGCCCGCATTGCTGTAGCCATAGACATAATCTGTAGCAGACCCAGCGCCAGCAATACAGCCTGGAGCGTACATGCTGGTGTCAACGTTGGTTTGGATCGGTGAGAACGGAATCATTGACGGGCCGACCGCTCCGTACTTGAACATGATTGGTCTGCCAGAATAAGTTGTCATCATCATCCCGCTTGTCGGGTCGTATTGAGTGGCAATGTCTCCTTCGGAATTTGCGACAGGGCGAACACCCAGATTTGCCAAACGCTCCATACGAAGAAGACCACTATTGCCCGTTTTCCATAATACGGTTCCGCCTGTCCGATCAAGAGCAATAACGCCACTTTGTAGACCGACCCACAACAAAATCTGTTGACGATCAGCGTCCCACAGCGCAGCCATTGGAACGCTACGGGTCGTGCTGAGACGAGTGAAAATCTCAGGGACGGCAGTGGATACCGCTGTAATGCTTGCCGATCCAACTGTGTACACGCAATAGCGCAACTCCGCAGTTCCAGAAGCATTAGTAGAAACGCCCCAGGCGTGGATTGTGCCAGCCGTCGGAGTTCCGACATTGTCTGGCACAAAAACCGTAGCGTAAGTTTGAGCCTCATACACTGACGACGCCGTGCCAAATGGTGCGCTGTACGCAGAGCCAGACGCATCGTTCACAAGCCAGACAGACACCGTTCCAGCGCCACCAGTTGTTGCAGTTGCGTATGAAGGTGTGCGGTAATCACCGCCGTACCACGCGCCAAGTTCCTGCGCCCATTTGATATTCCATTCTCCACCACCACCGAAAGGCCCTAGTTGTTCATTCATCTGACCAGCGAGAGAAATAGTCATTAGCGTTGTGTTCCAAGAGTTCGTCAAACCAGTGGTGAACTTACGAAGAACGGTTCTGTGAGTACCAGAACCGTTATTTTCTTTGATGGTGAATGTGGTGCCCGCCTTGAACCCTGCACCGCCGATTTGATCGGCAATGCTCGTGCCTCCACCAACAGCAGTTAGTGAGGTCGTCGCGGTATGCGTGCCGTTGCCAAGCGTGAAAACGCGAATAGTTCGGGCTGAAGCACTGTAGGCATTGTTGCCTGTGATTGTCATCAACACCGAACCGCCAGATCCCACACCAAGACTGCAATTACCAGATGACGTACCAGTCAGGTACTTAGTTGTGGTCGCCACAGCGGTGGAGAAGGTCGCCGTTGCATAGGTGACGCTGAACGCACCGCTGCTCGCGAGGGCAGCAAACGAAGCGCCGCCTGATCCGTTGGCAGTGAGCACCTGACCATTCGTCGCTCCAGTGGTATCAAGCGCCGTGCCGTGAACCTTCTTGCCGTTCTCGGACGCGCCAGTATGCGTATGCCCTGTGCTGACATTCAGCACATCGTCGCGAAGATTATTGTATTGCGAAGCCAGCGCTGCGCTGCCTGCCGTTACGGTACCGCTGTTTGGCATTTGTGCCTCCTTAGGCTGTCGTGGTCAGTGCCCAACTGACCGTGAGGATGCTATTAGGTTCCTTGTAGATCCCAGATCCCGAACCGTAGCCCGTGATCGCCAAAAGATTCGTGTCTGCATCGCGCAGCCCAAAAATATAGAAGGTCTCGCCAACCGCTGTGTTCAATCCCCAAGTTGCCGTGGAAGTAACCGTGCGAGTGACGCGACCCGCCGTGACGCTCTGCGTGTCATAGACAGCAGGCACCGACGAGGCGGCAGACGAAAGATCATTGTTGCCGTTCACCACAAAGGCGTTGTCCACATATGCGGTCGCGGTGCCTGCCGTGCCAGCCACGAGATTGAACCCAATGCCCGTAACGGCGTTGAAAGACGGAGCGCCGCCCGTGATATTGAAGGACGAGATCGGGATACGGCAAACCTTCCACGTCGCGTCGGCGAATGCGCCAAGCGCAGCCTCAATGCTCGTGATGCTGATCCCGTAGTAGTTGGACGAGTTGCCGCCTGTGAAGATCCGCAGTTCAGTGCTGGACTTGTTCACATTGGCGAG